GTCTGGTCAAAATCTGTCTTACCACCAAACTTTAAAAATCTATCATTACCAAGACTTTGTAATACAATTGGATTGGTTTGTGATGGCCCAACACTCATACTTGCTTGGGCAGATGATATCTGTATGTTGGAAGCACTTATTTCCATTTTTGTAGTTTTTAAATCAAGACCATCTGTAGAATCCCATTTTAGATAATCACTATTATCTTTTGACATTTCAATCTTTGGAACTCCAGAATCCATACCAAGAATAATACCAACAGTTGAAGTATCACTCGTAAATGAAGTCCCACCAGTATTCTTGTCTCCCATAACAATAAAATTATCAGTTCCACCACCTTGAATAGAAACTTTATTAGCAGTACCAACATCTATTCTTCCACTTCCACCGAGTATTTTTACTTTACCTTCACCAAAAGATGCAGATGCTTGTGTAGATGATAATTCTATATTGGTTGCATCTAACTCAAATCCTTGTGAGAGTTTTATATCAAGATTAGTTCCATCAAATGAGAAATAGTTAGTAGAACTACCAACCATTTCAAATTTAGGAACAGTTGAATCCATTCCAAGAATAATTCCTTGTGTAGATTGATCAAAATGTGTAAAACTTGATTTTGATCCCATAACAATATAATTATCTTCTATTCCACCTTGAATTATTACTTTATTTGCTGAACCAACTTCTATTTTTGAATTTCCACCATCTAATAGTATATTTGCTGATGATCCTGGAACTCCACCCAAACTCATAGACGCGTTTGTAGATGAAAGTTGTATATTTGACGCTGCAACTTCTAATGTTCCAGTTTTTATATCAAGGTCTGTTCCTGTAAACTTAAAGTGTCCAGTTGAGCCTACGAATGAAACTTGTGGTTTACTTAATGAACTATTATATCCTAAAAATAATCCAGTATTACCATAGACTCCTGTTCCACCTTGACCAATACTCATATATGGATTAGCATTTCCACCATAAACTTTCCATTGTTCGTTTGTTCCTAATGACATTGATGCGTTATTAGAAGATAATTGGAAACCATTTGCAGAAACATTTATATCAGTAACATTAATTGCTACGTCTGATCCCGTTATACTAAACGAACCATTATTAAAAGCTATATTACCATCATCATCACCAAACTTGAAATTTCCATCTCCATCCATATAAATACCACTACCAGTAGTCATGGAAATTATATCTACATCAGTTCCCATCTTAAATGTTGGAGTTCCACTTCCTTCCATAATCAACCTACCCTGTGGATAAGTTGAACTATGACCTAAACTCATTGAAGCTTGAGTTGTAGAAACTTGTAATGTTGATGCTGATATTTCAAGTTTTTGTGATTGTATATCTAATTCACCACCATTAAACTTTATATAATCAGTAACAGAACCAACATTAAACTCCGGATCACTATTATTATTGGCCAACCAAAATCCTGCTGTAGTATCGGTTACTGAACTTTTGCCTGTGTGAATATATCCTTGTGTAGAACTACCAACTATTTGTACATTATTAGACGCATGAGCACCAACTCTAATTTTGTTGTTTGCTCCGTCAAGTAATATATTACCTTCACCTAAACTCATTGAAGCATTTGTGGATGATATTTCTATGTTGGAAGCATCTAACTCTAATGAACCAACTTGAACAGTAAATGCACTTCCATTATATTGTATTCTATCTCCACTACTACTTCCAAATAAAAACTTACCTGTTCCATCTAAATAAATACCATCACCACTATTGTATGCAGTCGGTGGAGTTGATCCAAGTGCTACTTTTCCACTATTCGTTGCACTATCTACTATTATTGTTGAAGCATCTAAATCAAATACTTGTGTTTTTATATCTATTCCACCAGCAGCACTTACTTTAAGATAATCATTTCCACTAACATTACCTTTAATAAGAACATTACCATTACTATCAGCAAAAAATCCACTATTGGTTGTGGCTACGGTTGTGGCATCTGCTAATCCACCAACTTCTATTGAACCTGCCGAATCTAATGTTACTACTCCTCCACTTAAAGTAGTATCGGTTAGAGTCCACCCACCAACTTTACCACCAGTGAATAATACTTGTGATCCACTAATATCTCCACTTGCTTTTACATTAAAATTAGATGATGATATAAAATATTGATTTCCTGATGCTGAACCACTTAAAAAGAAATTATTGGAATAAATGGCATCATTACTAATACTAAATCCACCGATTTCACCAGCAGTTGCAGTAATTGTTCCTTGCATTGTAACATTACCAGTATTATCTAAATAAAAGTTTGATGAACTTATTTCTATATTACCATCACTACCACTAATATATTGGTAAGCTCCACCAAGATAAAATTTAGATGAACTAATAAGTAAATTTGAACCGTTCCATCTAACCCTTGATCCATCAGCATCTCCAAATCTAAAATATCCACTATTTCCAATCCACACACCATCTCCACTATTAAGTGAAGTTGCAGATCCCATCTCAATAGCGTCACCGGCTCGTAATGCCATATTAGTTGCAGTTAAATCGTTTCCGTCAATAGACCATCCAGCAATTTGTCCAGAAGTTGCTGTAATTTTACCACTTAAATCTACACTTGAAGCTGTAATATCACCACTTGATTTTACATTAAACGGAGCACTTCCAGTAGTGGTAAGTGAAGTTGCCCCGGCGAAAAATCGTGTATCTCCTGTGGAAGATAATCCAGTATACTTTGTATCTGTTATTTTATGTATTGTGTTTGGAGCAATAGTCCATTCTGCTATATAACCTTCACTTGAAGTTAAAACACCTTCAATTTTGGCACCACTTGCAATAAGTTGTCCACTTGATGAAACAGCGAAATCTGTTCCAAATCTTACATAATATCCACCTGGAGTAAAGTCAATATAATATCCATCTGTAGGATTTGTATCTGGTCCCTGGTCTGATTTATATAGTGCAGAACCAAGTGCATCTAAAGTTGCATTTGAACCACTTAATTTTCCATTTACTATTTGCCAATCACCGATATTACCAGCTTCAGCAGTGATTGTTCCTTGCATAGTAACATCACCACTACTTGATAAATGGAAATTACTTGAACTAATTTCTATATTTCCACCACTACCACTTATGTATTGACTATTTGAATTTCCTACATAAAATGCATCTGCTCTAATATCTAATTCACTTGGATTACTTCTATATCTTAAATAACTTTCACTATTTGCTACTAATTCTAAACCAACTCCAGTATAAGAATCACCACTATCAGGTAATACTGAACCAGACCACATTAAGAATCCACCCTGACCAGTTCCATCTGACGCACTTGTAAAACCTTCATACCCAATTGAACGGATAAATCCAGAACTAACACCTGCCATTTCAATACCACTACCAATGGCATTTCCAATATACATAGAACCACTAAGGATATTATCAGTTCCACCTATTGAAGTGTTTTCTCCTTGGAAAGTATAATAATCACTAAAAATTACAGTATCTGCTATGTTATTATTTACATCATAAAACTCTACTAAAAATCTTACTTTATCTGGTCGTGTATATAGTTGTGGAATTGGAGCAACTACCTTTACATAGTCTGGATTAAATGCAGTATCTGAAGCTGCCTTTACTGAAATATCTGAAATATACCATTCACCAGCTGGAACTTTGAATTGTAATTTTCCTGTTCCAGTATTATCTGCATTAAAACTTCCTTCTATTGTTCCAAAATCATAATTATTAACCTCCATTGGAAAATCTGGAACTTCTAATTTTTGAACTCCCCAATGAGATGCCTCGGTGGTGTCTTTGTTAAATGCATCTCCAACTACATATACTTGAAAATTACCATCTTTAGACACACTTCCATTTACATCTTTTTTATCCGTTTTTATTCCATGTAATTTTGCACGAAAAGTATAAAGTCCATTTGCAACAAAGTTTAAATCATTCTTTACTTGAACTCGTAATTCATCTTCATATTCTAAATTGGATCCTGATATTTTCATTGAATCTACTTTTACAGTAGAATCAAATGTTAAAGTTCCAGTTCCACCATTTCCATCATTACCCTCATAAGATTCCCAATACTTTGTTATTCTTGATTGGTCAATCCAATATCCCATATTAGACATCGTAGTATCTTCATTGGAATCAAATAATATCTCGGAACTTTCTATTGGAGAGTCAAATATCTTTTCAAAATCACCAAGTGATCCTTCTGCTTTTGAATATATCTTTACTTTATGAACATCACCAGAAAATGTTTTTAGATTAGATATTTCCATATCTGCAAATGAAACATAGTTGATAGAAGAAGTAGTTGGTGTTGAAATATCTTTGTAACTTGCATTTATAGTTTGAGATGCTAATGGTGCGGGAACGAGAGTAACTGGAGAAGTCCTATTGTCATGAACATAAAACACGTCTGAAGTTACGAATGAACTTTCATTCAATACTTTCATTACAGAAGAGCTAAAGTATGTTGGAACTTCGTGATATGATTCTAAAGAAAATCTTGAAGTATCTACTTCTGGACTACTTATTGTAATTTCTTGACCAACATATAAACTTGAAACTAATGTTGAAGAATCTGTTGTTATTACATAATCATTTGGAGCAGGAGAATCAGTTTTTAATAATTTTCCTTGTGATCCAATATGACCACCCTTACCAGTCAACTTAACAAGTGGTTTATTTTCTTCTATAACAGATTGATTAGCTTTTTGTTGAAAGTCAAGTTTTGGATAATCACCAGCTACCGAATTTGCAGTTGGAACTATACTCTGTAATCCATCTCTTGGCTGACCACTACCAATTAATGAAGATGTTACTGCAGTTACATTTGGAACATCTAAATATCCCTTAAAAATTTCCGAAACATTTATTGTTGGTTGTTTGTAGAAATATATAGGTTCAGTATTTACACCTGCAGCATTTATTGTAATTTGTTTAGACCATCTTACATTATATATTCCTTGCCATTCTGGTGGTATATTTACATCAGAAGTTTCTGGGTTTAGCTCACTAACTACATAGAGAGTTGCTGGACCTGGTTCAATATCATCATAAACTTCAATTGAAACTCTACGGGAACCCGCTTCTAAATGACCACTTACGGCTTGTGTGTATATTACTTTACCAGTTCCGTTATGTATTAATTCAAACTTTAATTCAACTCCTGGTTTTAGATATGATGAACCACCAATTAGGAAACTACTTTTACCTTGAGTTAGTATAGTTGGGCATTCTAATACTCTAAAATACTTTGAATCAAATAAAGTATCTTCAATTAGTATATCTATATCTTTTAAGTTTAATAACTCATTTTGTCGTTTTAGTACGCCCAAGTGGATTCTCCTGAATATGGTTTATTCAGTAATAAATATAAGAAAGATAAATTCTTGATATTTATAGTAGGACAATATAGTATAAAGGTAGGATATATGAAAAAGAAAATATCAATAACAATAGATGTAGATATTCACGAGTGGGCAATAAAAAACGCCAATAAAGAACGAATAACTCTATCAGCGTTTATAAATCGTTTAGCTTCTTATTACAAAATAAATGAAGAACAAAGCACTAAACCTCATAATGTATTATTATCATCTAAATCATAATCACTTAAATTTAGAAGGTAATTTCAATTGACTGAACCCATTAACTTTAGATATTTCTAATAATGAATCTACTGTATCTCTCATTGATTCAATATGAGAAACAATAAATACAAATTGAAATTGAGATTTAAGATATTGAAACAACATATAAACAGAATTTAAATTATCTGCGTCCATATTTCCAAATCCTTCATCTATAGCCAAGAAATTAGACCTTGGTAAGTTACATACATTTATAAGTCCAACTCGTATTGCAAGTGATGAAACAAACCTTTCCATTCCACTACTCAATTCAAGTGGCCAAACATTATCTTCATCATAAGCAAGATATGTATTAATATTCTTTCCATCCATTTCTAATACAATACCAAATTCAACCATCTGTGAAAGTATGTCATTTACTTCACCTTCAATAACTGGTAGTGCCTTTTCAATAAGTTCATATGGAACACCATCTCGTTTTACAGCGTCCATGTAGAAACCGTATGCCTCATATTCAATTTCTAAATTTTCAACCTTATTCATAGTTTCAAGAATAGTTTTTTTCTTCGTTTGGTTTATCTTAATTTCACCATGAATAGTTTGAATTTTCTTATCTATTGTTTCTATTTGATAATCTAAATCATCAACTGTATTTCTTGTGGTTTCAATTTCATCATCAAGTTGTTTATTATATGTAATATCATTTTTACTTTCATGATATTTTTGAATTTTTTCTTCTAAATGAGAAATTTGAATAAGTGTATTCTTTTTTCTCTCTACTAAAAGAGTTTCCTCTGATTCTAACTTATGCTGGGATATTTCAACTTCTTTTAGTGATTCCATTGTTCTATCAAAATCTACCTTTTCACTATGAATGTCACCCATTTTACGAATTTTTTCTTCTATATCATCTAACCGTGATATACATTCACTTGCAAGCTTCTTATCTTCATTTAACCTTTCTTTAGTTTCCATGGCGTCTAATGTAAATGGATTATTCATACAATAATCACAATTTTCATCCCAACCTAAATTACCAAGTTTTTCAATCTTATCCAACTTATTACGAACTTCAATTTTTAACTTATCAATTTCAATTCTACTTTCCTTTCTTCTATCTTCTAATTCTGAAAGTTCATGATATCGCTCGTTTACATTTTTAGAAATATAATCATCTATCCTATTCTTAAATTCAGATATTTTACTTTTATTTTCTTCTACTATTGTTTTTACTGAACCTAACCTATTATCCATTGAATCTAATTGATTTTCTGAATCTTCTTTACCATCAGTTAATTTATCTATATCCATAATAGATTCATCAATAGGTCTTAATTTTTTAGTTAAACCTAATATTTGCTCATTTAATTCTTTTCTTCTATTAGTTAAAGTTTTCTTTTGACTTTTCAGGTCCTTTCTAACGTCTTTATATTGTATATCACTCTTTTCTATATCTGATAATTCTACATCATAATCGGTTTTATTAAAATCTTTTAATATTGCTGATATATCCGATACATTTTCATTTGCTACAGTATATAACTGATCAAAAATTCCCATACCCATAAATTGAGCAAGTAAATCTTTTCGTTCTTTTTGTGTTTTGTCTATGAATACAGTTGAATTATTTTGTAGTGATAAAGCTGTCAATACAAAATCATCATAAGAACCAATTACCCTACGAATATTTGCATTAGTTGTTCTTCGTTGGTCTCCATTTAGAGAAACTTTCTCTCCACTCTCATCAATCATCCAAAACTCTACATTGACTTTTACATGACCATTTTTTAGTCGTTTTCCTTTTCGTTCTATGAAATATTCAGTATCGTTTATATCAAATCCAACCTTACATACAAAACTACCCTTTTTATTATTTAATACTCTGTCTGCTTTGAACGCCCTTGAAGAAGTATCAAATAAGCAGAATGAAACAGCATCTAATAAAGCTGACTTTCCGCTTGCGTTTGGAGCGAACAATCCAATAATACCATTAAGTTTAGTAAAGTCCACTACATTATCTTCACCATAACTAAACATATTAGAAAACTCAAACCTCTTTAATTGCCAAAATACATTTCTGGATATTTCTTCAGCCGGTAATTGTCCATTTAAATCATCATTTATGTCTTTAATTTTCAATAATGTTTCTTCACTAACAATATTATTTCTATCCAGATAATCAGATATTAATTCAAACTGATAATCTGGGTTTGTTATGTCCCCAACATCTACCATTTGACCATCTCTAACTCTCTCTGTCAATCTATCAGTTCTATTTACAGCTATTTCCTTTATACCATATTTCGTCTGTATTATGGTCAAAGCCTTCTTTAATTGAACCGAGTCGGTATTTGATACCCTTACTCTTAATCTTGCCTTTATAGGCATATCTGGAGCATCAGGAACTATACCATTATCAATATCCATTGTGTAATATCCATAATCATTTGGTATTTGGATATATTCTGACTTTCGTTTTGGAACATCCCATAGTAAATAGCCGTGGTCTAATCCTTCTCCATGATTCTGTTGAACTAATGAACCACAATAACCTATAGTTTCTTCTTTATTTAAGAATTGCCGTTTATGAATATCTCCTAGCAGTCCCATATCATAACCTTTGAACTTGTGGATTTTTACATCCGACGGTAATCTAAATCCTAAATCAGTTTCACATTTATCTACTGTTCCATGAAATAATACAATTTTAGTATCACCGTCCACGTCTTTTGATTTAATGAAATTATCTGAATCATCCCATACATCCCACACTACAAATCGAACATCTGCACATTTATATATTCCTGTATACTTTAGATAATGTAAGTTTGGATGATTAAGATTATCTACTATTGGAGTTAGAACATCCATCCTTGACCTATTATTAAGATTACAGTCATGGTTTCCTGCAATAATAATAGTTGGACAAATATCTGATAGATTCTTAAATAACCGTGAAAGTTGATCTACCAATTCCGGAGACATTTCTGTTTTGGAATGAGCTATATCACCACCGATATAAGCTACTGCATTTTCTGAATTTTTTCTTATTTCTTCGTAGGTTCTCTCAAATACTTCTTCGTATTCACGATGGCGCTTTAAATTACGGATCTGTATGTCTGATATATGATGAATTTTTTTGAGTTTGCGAAATGGAACTTTTATAACTTGTTCTTTCAAACTATTTTATTTCTCCTTGAGTATTTTACGGGCGATTTTTATATTTTCAGATGGCACTGATACATCCCAAGCAAATACTTTATTTTTTTTAAAGTATTCACAACATATATGACCATTTGTTTCTTTGACTATTTTGTTAACCTTACGTTTTTTTTCTGAATGGACTCTGTATTCATCGTCGTAAAGTTTCCAAATGTCTGGATTTCTTGCCATTTAATTTGTATCTCATCAAATCTGAAAATTTCATTTTATTAGTAGATTTTAATACCTCTACCATTTTAATAAATCCCAAATCTGATGGATCCTTCTCTGTGAGTTCTACAAAATAAACCTCAATACCACTTCTCATAAAATTCTCAACCATTTTTAATGAATCCGAAATAGCGTCGGTGTCTAATGATATATATATAGAACTTACTTTTTTTTCAATAATTTTTTTATTTAGGTTTGATAGTATAGTTTTACCGAATAGTGGAATAGCATTTCTTTTGATTGCCATTGCATCAAGTGGACCTTCACATAATACTATTGGCTCATCCCAATTAATAAATAATTCAAATCCTATAATATCTTTATTTGTCGGTGAGTTTCTATACTTCATTTTACTACTGAATATATCTCTACCTACGAAAAAGTTTAATTGTCCATTTGCGTCATATGATGGAATAATAACTCTATTATTATATAATCCGTCGGTACAATAACCTATATTGTATTTTAATAAATCTTCTTGAGTGATACCACGACGAAACATATACTTTTTTGCATTTTCAAATTGTGGACCTCTACCACCATTCCATAATGGCTGATATTCCGTTGGTAGTTCTACCTTCTCATTTGTTTTATCTGTTGATTGTTTAGAATATGATTTGGTTTCACCTACTATATCCCGCAATTCTCCGTATTGTTCTTTGGTTGCATTTAACTTTTTGAATAATTGGAATAGATTGTGACCACCCTGTGATGAAACCCAACAGTGCCACTTGCCTGTAACTATATTTATTTGGAGTTTGGGTTTGTGGTGAGAAATGAAAGGAGACCAATACATATACTCATTTTGTTTTTTAAGTTTCTGACCCTTTGAACCTATAACTCTGTCTAATAAATAAATTATTTTACTTTGATTTTTCACTTATTAACTTTATAAACTTATCTAATTCTATAACTGCATATGTTTTACTGTGATTTCGCTTGAATATGAGAGTTGGAGTCATATCATCAGGACAATTCTCTTCCGCTTGTTCTAATGAACTCCATATTGATAGTGCTTCTTGATTTTTACATTCTATAGCATACGGAATGAGTTTTTTAGCGAGTGGTGAGAACTTTATATCCATTCCACTTTCACCCATTATAGCACCACGAACATCATCTTCTTCTAATTCATCCTTAAATGCTTCTAATAATAAATCTCTTACTTTATTTTGTAATCTTCTACCTTTTGCCTTTCCGGCTCTGGGAGAAATTTTTCGTTTTTTTGACATATATAATAACCTTTAAATAACTATCAACTAATTTCTCAAAACACTATATTTTTTTTCTCCATACTTTCTTAAACTCGTTTTGAGCCCACTCTTCAGCCTTTTCTTCAAACCAATTATCATCGTGGTAATGACCACCCCTTTCTATGGCATAAGCAGTTTCCATTTCATATTCTTGTTTATATTTTTTCTTTCCCATTTTATATGTATCTTTTGCATGGTCTATTTCATGCAAAACTGTAATATAAAAATCTTTTACAGTAGAATATGAAGAACGAATATTTATTGTATCTGTATCTACATTATAGTCTGCCTTATCTGGTCCATTGGTGATTTTTACCTTTGACTTTAATTTGTAATGCTTTACTAAAAATTCAGCAGTATCCACGTAATCTATTCTCTCTAATAGTAAAGATTTTAGTTTAATCATTAGAATACATCACCAGCTAATGTATCGTCTATTTCACCTTTTAAATCTTTAACCGACATATCTAATTTACCATCCATATCACCCTTCCATACTTTTTTCTTTGATCCATTATGGAATAATGCTACTGATGGATAATTTCGTATTCTTAATTTTTTAACAACCTTACGAGTTTCTTTTGAAGATACTTCTATAATAATAGCATCTTGGTATCCCTTAACTTTTTTAAGAATACCATCCAATTCTTTGTTTTCACTCCAACTGGAAGTAAATTTAACTACGACAAATCCTTTAGATACATGACTTTTAAAATTTTTATCTGTAATTTCCACTTTTTTAGTTGGTGGTGTTGTTTGTGAAAGTGAATTACTTGTGAATAATCCTACTAATATAATTGATATAAACGTTTTTATCTTCATAACTATTTTCCCACTTTAATTCTTAATTCAGTGACTTGTTTTTCTAAACTTTCTACTTCTTCTTGTAATTTTTCTAAATTTTCAAATACTTCATCCATATCTTCTTGAAGAGTTCCAACTTGGTCTTTATATTGTTCATAAGAACGTGGCCAGTTATATCCCTCTGGTCTGGATGGATATTCATTTTGATAAAGAGTTTCTAATGATGGTAATTCTTTTGCCTCTTGAATATCAGATTGTAATGCATACCACATTCCAATTAAAGATGCCAATCCAGTTCCTGCTGCTATAATTGTTTGAACTGATAATGTAAATTTAGTTCCTAATACTTTATCTTCACTTAATTCCACTGGTTCATTTTTCACTTCTATAACATCTTCCTTTTCTTCATGTGCAGTACCCAATACGGCATCTGTAATATCATCCAATGAGCAATAAGATAACTCTACAAGAATTTCCCCAAGTTTTCTTTTATCACCATCAAGTTGTATTTGGATTGCTTTTGATAGTTGACGTTTTGTAATGACATCCGCATCTAATAGTATATGACCTAATTTACCATTACCTTGAATTTGCACCTTGTTTCTCCCATTTATCCTTTTAATAATTCTTGATATAATTTTTTAATAATAAGTCCACTAAAAGTATCATACTAACTTATTGTAGTTTTTCATTGTTGTAACCTCTTTGTTTTTTTTTGTTATTTATATTCTAATCCAGAAGATTGCATTCCACTTTTCCCTACAATACTATTCATTAAAGTGTCAATAGCATCTTCCGCCGCATCTTGTATATTGCTTTTTATTAGTTTGTCTATATCATCTCTTTCAGTTAATGGTGCTAATTGTTTTGCAATCTTTAACAATGGTGCTATATTGATTTTAACATCTATGGGATGAAATTCATTACCTTTTATTTGTTTTGAGCCTCGTTTATGAACAGTTATTGAACCCTCATTCAACAATTCTTCTTTAATCATTTCTCTTAATTGTGTTTTTGTTAGTTTCATTTTGTTTTCTCCAACCGATTCAAATGCTGAATTAACCTCATCGTAATCATAACAATAAGGATAATCCAATTTCATTACTTAAACCCTAAAAATTGATAATTTGCACCAAACTTAATATCATAAGCAGGACGTTCCCAATAATATAAATATCTACCTTCAGTAAATATCCCGAAGTTGTCTTTAATCTTTATTCCAAATATAACACCGAAATCATAATCGTTCCAATCATGCCATAATGGTTCTTCAAACTCAAATTCGTTAGCCTCTTTATCAGTAGTCTCTATCATATCCAAGTAGAGTTGAGCATTGTTGAATGAGTATTTGTCGTGCCCGTAATGGTATGGTAACCAGTTTCCCCAAGTATGTAACCACCAATTATCACTATAATGATAATAATCTAATCCCAATACTATTGAAGTTTCTCGTTGATATCCTAAATCCCTTTTTAAACCATCAATATAATCTTCAAGTAATTTTGGAAAGTGATATTGAAAAAATTCTCTGTCCGTCCATGCTTTAACTTCACCACTCTCATCTAACCAAAAATAATCATATCCGATAAATTCACCATTTCCATTAAAGAATGGTCCGTCACCCGGAACAGGCTTCCAGTCATTATCTGGTTCACTCCAGTATACTAATTGTCCGTCAATATAATATCCACTTCCATCTGATAATATCCATCTTTGGTCATCCCATCCGAAAGCATCTTCTGCAAAATCCCACCAAGAGCCACGATACCAAGAAGTATCTAACACCATAGCGTCAAATCCGTAAACTGGGTGTTGTCTGTGCTTTACACCAATGGATAAATTTAAACCATTGATAAAATCTGGACTATACTTAAATCGTAAATCACCTTGTCCGTATTCTACTTCTTCTAATCCTAATTCTGTATATCCTGCTTTGATTAAAAACCAATCACCTGTATATCTCAACCAGTATTCTTGGTTTAAATAATCATCACCCCATTGCCTACCTTGTGAAAATTTAATTAAATATTCCCAACCAGTAACTCTACCAAACGTAGCACTTTCGTTAGCCGATTGTTCTGAACCATCATACCAACTGCCACCATTTCCAGCATTCTTTATACCTTTCTTTGACTCGTAATTAAATCTACCAATTTTACGAAGTCCAAATGAAGTTTGAAAATCTGGATTCAATTCCATTTCTGTTCGTTCAATTTCTAATTCACCGGTCGATAATCCACCTGTAATAGCAAATCTATCGTCTTGGTATCTTGGAGCGTGTAGACTAAATGATGCGTAGGCAGTTGAATACTTAAAAAAGTTTAATATTCCTTCTTGACTAAATAATGTTGTTGATAATATAAATCCTATAAGTAATTTCTTTATCATTTTATTCTCCTATATATCTAATAAATATCAAAATTGTCAGGAATCAAATCTAATTAAAAATGAAAGTGGTAAATCTTTATCATTCTTTATTGGATTTGATAATTTTGCTAGTACTAATAATTCATTAGAATCATTATATAAGCCTATATTAGTAACATATGTTCCAAACTCTGAATGTGTTGTGAAATTTTGATAATGTGTTCCAGAGTCATAAGATGATCCATACGAACTACTTGCTGGTGGCATTACTAAATCAATAGTACTTTCATATTGAGGATTTTGAATATTACCATTATAGATATATTTAGCCCCTTGTGGAACATAAATACTTCCACTTCTTCCAGCAACTACACTTGGATTAGTTGTACCGTTTAATTCATATTCTGGAATATGACAAGCATACTCATATTCATATGCAGTTTTAGTTGCTTGAAATGTTACAGAAAATCCATCAGTTCCATCATATTGCCCAGATGGTGATGAACCACTTCCTATACTTGCTGAAATATATAATGAGCCTGTATCTGTTATCGTAATAAGTCCGTGTTCATAAAATACATTTCCTACACAACTTCCAGTTAAAGGACTCCCACCAGGAGTTCCTGCTGCAAAACTTGAAGAATAATTCCAATCATATAATTGTCCGTTTCCATCATCCCTCAAATCTAATGTAGTATCTCCACTATCATCCAGTATTTTTACTGATCCAGGTTTTATTTCTTCACCATAATATTCTTGTGGAATAGTAATAATATTAAATTTATTGTGAAGTTGTCTTGGGTTTATATTACCCCAATCTTCTCTACCATGTGGCCATTTTCTACTCCAATCAGTAGCAGTGTAAATTGGAAATCTTGTAGTATTTGATTTTGGATTTGTTGTTTTATCATACTGATAATATAGATGATTTATAGAATAATATAATGGAATTTTAAAGAAAGTACCATCACTATACCAAGTAGTCCAATTCTTACCTAAACTTTGAGAATTTTGATTAAACACTCCATAACTTTGTGACGCTGCAGAACCTGTTTGGAAATTATGAAAACTTCCACTTACACCTTCAATTCCATAAACTCCACTTCCACTATCCGTTTGAGTAAAAGTAAATTGTTTATAAGTCTTGAATTCCTTTATTGATCTATCATCTGGAGATATATCCTTAAACATGGGAATTCCTATTAAAAATCAAGTCTTACTTTAATAAGTGCTTCTGTATTTTGGCCTTTTTTGAAAGGTTGACTTAACTTTGCAACAGCAAGAAGTTCATTCTTATCATTGTAAAGACCAACAGTTGTAATGTATGAAGTTGGTTCAGTAATGAACGAACTCTTAACAAGTTCAGCATTTGATCCAGTAAAATATGAAGGATTTTGACTATGATTAAACTCCGTGTTTTGTGCCCTGCAAAAGTAAAAAGAACTTCGTTTACGCTCTTCTCGTCTCGCGGTAAAGTATGCACCACTTTTTATAGAATTAAACAACTTTCGGTGGTTATAATCATTTGTGGAAGCACTTGTTCCAAGTGTATGTATAACTCTATCACCAAGTCCAGAAGATAAAGAACTTGGATTTAATAAAATAACACCAGACTCTGGGTAAAATACACCATACGAACCTGAAGTGGTAGTTGTTGCCGTTGAAGATGCCGTAGTATGAACTCCATTTGCAACTGAACCAGAAACTACCCAAAATTCTCTTTTGGCATCTCCCACGTTTGCATTTGAAGAAGCTCCACTATCGTCAATGAGTTTGATTGTATTACTTCCACTTGTTAAATGAAGTTCCCAATTACCTGGATCCATCTTTTCTCTATATCTTGCTCTGTTAGCAACTACGGCAAAAACATCATTACTATAATAATTTGTACCAGAATCACCATGGAAATTGAAACGAGTAGTTTCTGCTGGGAGCAATACCTGTCTAAATTGTGAGTAAATTGCCTTAGTTGGATTTGTCTCTCCTGTTACAGTTCCACCTTCCGATCCAGAACCTAAAGTATGTCCATACGATACAGCAAACTGAACATCGGTTGTTTGATCATCCGATGCATGGACATCATAATAGTATTTTCCGGTATTGGAACTTTGTGTGGATCCTGTGAAAAATGTAGTTAATGTTGAAGTTGCACTCGACCACATTGGTTCGGCAACAACATTAATTACATTTTCTAACTTATCTTTAGAATCGAAAACTTTAAATGACATTTAAGTTCTCCTAAAAATCGAGTCGCACTTTAATTACAGCTTCTCTATCTCTTGATTTTAGTAATGGTTGACTTAATTTAGCAACTGCTAATAATTCATTATTATCATTATAAAGTCCAACCGTAGTGATATAAGATTTTGGATCTTGAATAAATGTAGCATTTCTCAATTCTGCATTTGACCCTGTGTAATAAGTTGGATTTTGACTCCAATTATATTCATCAGATCTAATTCTACAAAAATAATGAGAAGATTTAATTTGTTCCTCCCTACGACATTGAAAGTTTCCACCATCACTTATCGCAGACACCAATTCATATGATGTATTATCATTTGTAGCTGTTGATCTTGTTAATGTAATTGCCAAAGCATCTTGATTAAGTGCATATGCGTTCAATACAATTAACCCAAGTTCAGGATAAAAATATCCAAACGAACCATTAGTTGCTGATTGATCAATTGCAGTTGTTTTAATTGTTGTAGTACCACCACTTATTGAACCACTAACAATATTGAATACTCGTTGAGATGACTTAATGGAAGCATCTGCTGTTGCTCCACTATCGTCAATTAACTTTAAGGTATTTCCACCTTTAGTCAAATGTAATTCCCAATTACCTGGATCTACCTTTTCTCTATACCTTGCCCTATTCATACCAATTGCGAATATATCTGCTGCTTGATAAGCTGTTCCATCTCCATTTGCATTAAAATTAAATCGTGTTTCACTTGAAGCATTTTTAATACAAATGTTTCTAATTTGACGATAAATTGCTTTACTTGGGTTATTACCCGCAGATGTGGATAATGATCCACTTCCCTCGATATGACCATAAGATACTGCAAATTGTACCTGTCGTGTAGAATCACTTCCAGCTTTATCATATACATCATAGTAATAATCACCACTACTACCACTTTGAGTCGATCCGGTATAAAAAGATGTTAAAGTAGCAGCACCACCTGACCAAACTGGTGATGAAATAATACTCGGTATATTTGTTCTTTTATCACTAGCTTCTAAAATAGTAAAAAAGTTACTCACTTCACTCATTGTTTATCTCCTTAATATATCTATAAATATATTGTTGTTAAATTATTGAAATTAAAATCCACCTCGTCCAGTATTTCTTCCACTACCTCCCGTATTTCTATTCTCATTACGAGAACCTCCTGTATTTCCATTTCTATTACTACCATAATGGTGGTTCCCCTTCTCCTGTTCCACCACTTTGTGATGGTAAAACTATTATAGGTGATGATTTTATATCACTACCATTTTCATTAGTAACGGTTAAAGAAACTGAATATGTTCCTGGATTTTCAAAAGTATGTGTTGGGTTTTTATCAGATGATGATCCACCATCTCCAAAATCCCAAAAGTATGTTAGACCATCTCCTAAAGATGTATCATTAAATCTAATAGTTAATGGAGCTGTTCCTTGTTGAGAAGATGTTCCTCCACTTTTTCCTGTTATTTCCATTATAAAACTCCTAAATTATTTATATTTCCAACCACGTAAATCCTGCTGTTGGTCGTGAATTATTAGACCTACCATCCGAAACTATAGAAAATATAAAATTTGATGTTGGTTTATTCCACGGAACATACATTTCAAATAAATTATTTTGTTCCAATGTAAATTTATATTCTTCCGTTCCATCATAATTCTCCGTATCTGGTAAAATATCAATAGTATCTCCAACACCAGTCAATTCAATTTGTTCCTGCAAATTTGATATCATTGAACCATATCCAGTTGGAGGTGGATCAACTACAAACGAATTCATATTCTCTTTTTGATTTAAAAATCCCTCTGGTACTGGCATATTTTCTATCACTCTTCCCTTCAAATTCGTAGATTGTGTTTCATCCCATAAACCATAATCAACTTCACAATCACCCAACGCAAATTTAGTGATAATATAAGATAAATCAACCTCACCATCACCAGAAATACAATCTGCCAAAACCTCTCTTCCACGTTTTGTAAAATTTGCTGTTACTGTTAAAGAAGTTTTATCTAAATATCCCATTATTATTTCCTATACCATTACAAATGAAAAATTCGCTACTGGTAATGGTGGACTATATTCTTCAGCAGGTGGAGTGAAATATACTCTTCCACCGGGTCGTACCACTACATCCATTGTCCAAGTTGCTCCAGTATTCAATCCAGTTACCGTCAATTTGGTAGATTTTGTAGTAGAAATTTCCTTCGCCTTTAACCTAACCCCACTACCATTTATAATCTTTTCCTTTCCTTCCCCATCTTTTCCAGTTTGTTTTGCACTTAACATTATTTATCACTCTCTTCAATTCTATGTTTAAAAATAAAAGAATTCATAATTTCAGTATTTGTAATTATAGGTTCAAATACTGGCTGATTATCTATTACTTGACCATAAGGTTTTACAAAATTAGAACCACTCGGTGTAGTGTCCCATAAACCATAATCTATTTCATCATCACCGAGTGCAAACTTCGTAATAATATGTTCTCTATTTTGATTTTCACCAAACACTGCAGAACGTAAATAATCTTTCCCCTTTTTAGTTAATACTGCATCTAATACCAATGAAGTCTTATTTATAAATCCCATTATACACCACCAGACGTATTATCCACATAATTAACTTTTACAGGAAAAACATAAATTGCTCCTGACATTTGACCAGTTATAATAATTGATGTTTCTCTTGAAGTACCAACCGTACCAACTGTTGTTTGTATTTGTGCTACTCTACCTATTACTTTCTTACTTAACCTACCCGATTCTTCATTATAAACTGCACCAACTTCATAATTTGCAGTTCCATCATCACCTACAACCCCAACATCAACTACATTTTTGTTTAATACTAAAAAACTATACTTCTCATCAGAAAATGTCCCATCCGCACCAACTGTTGTTGGATTTAAAATATGATCATCAAATGACCAATTCGGTTGATTTGTAGAATTAAATTCAGTTTTTAATGCATTCGTTCCAGTTAATCCAGTAGGAGGAGTTATATTACTAATATATGGTAACGCAGTAGTTCCTTCTGGAAGAGTAATAAGTTTATATTTCATCGTTACTTCTGGATCCACACAAGGCTCTATCATCGGAGTACTTTCTAATGCAGCACCAAAATAATCCGTTCCTAACGGATGTGCCGTGTCCCATAATGTATAATCTATTTCATCGTCTGCTAAAGCAAACTTGGATATATTAAACTTACCATCACTTTTAGATAGATATTCTCTACCTTTTTTTGTTAATACGGCATTTAATATATAAGAAGTATTATTTATAAATCCCATTTATTTTCCTCTATGTAAATTTACTGTACAGTTTGTACTACTCTACGTACCGTAACATCAAATTCTATTACCGCTCCGGATTTCTCCCCTGTAATTATTATTGAAGTTTTAGCTTGTTGGGCAATTCGTTTTGGATAAATCATTAAAGTATCACCAAATCCTGGTTTTCCTAAAAATCCACCATCTTCAACTGTAACTCCAGATATTGTTTGGGAAATATGTTGAACATTATTAACGAAAGGAATCCATAATGAATCCATACTTTCATTGTTAGATTTAAGTACTGAAACTCCCATTGGTGTAGTAGTATAAGGTGGTGCAAGCAATGCAACACTAGCATCTAACAAAGTAACAGTATAACTCTCATTTTGATAAATAGATTGATCAATTGCACCGTAGTTAGAATTATCTTTATGTTGAATTCCTATTGGAGTTCCAGGTGCTCCAAACTTTTCTAATGTTGATTCACCAGGAACAACAGACCTATTATTATTGGTTTCTGTCACTTCCCAAACAATAGCACTGCTTGTTCCAGATAATTGGGTACTTGTGTTATTAGTTCCTACCAACCTTGCCATTGCACGAGTTCCTTCGGATCTCGATACAAGTTTATACTTCATAATTTCAGAAGGGTCATTGAATGGTTCTAATGCTGGAAGATTTTCAATTACTGCTCCATAATAATCTGTACCGTTTGTGTGAGTAGTATCCCATAAAGCATAATCTACTTCATCATCTCCGAGTGCAAATTTACTCACATTAAAATCTCCACCACTTGACAAAAGTTCTCTACCTTTTTTTGTCAAAATAGCATCTAATGTTCTTGTTGTATTATTTAAATATCCCATTTTTCTTTTCTCCTGTTATAAAATAATTTGGATTTTTATAAGATGTAATAAAACTTGTTATTCTTCTCTTATAAATATAATTTTTTTTAATTTTCATCGATTTATTTAACCGTAAGTGGTGTTGATGGTGAATCTGTCGTTACAAGTTTTGTTGGACTTGTTATTGTTATTTCCACTGCCGGTGATTTATCATCATATCTACTTCCATTGTCAGAAACCGTAGTATCATTCGTTTGAATACACCCAAGGTAAAATAATCTATCAGTTCCAAGATATTCATCCCATCTGTTATCTAAATCAGATAATACAAGACTTGACGAATAAGGTTTATGTAATGATGCACTTAATGAAGAAGAATAATGATATTCTGTTTCAGAATTAAAATCAGATGTAACATTAGTTTCTATTCGAGGCATTACCACTTCTTCAAAAATAGATACTTGACTTCCTAATTGAATTGTGGCATTATAATAATCACTACCATACCAACCACTTTCATCAATATCACCTATTCCATATAATGCAGGTCTTTCTAATATATCCTTTCCTACATATGACCCAGTTCCAGATGCAACCTCTGAAAGTGTATAACTTGGCGCATTGTATGATACTAAATCTCCAGAAAATATAACTCCAGATCCAGTTTCTTGTGTTCTATTGTTTAACTTAAATGGACTATATAAATTTATATTAGAACTTAAATCTTCATATATTGCAGAAGAAGAAATATATGAACCAGTTTCATTTGTATGAAAATTCACATCAAATGGATTTGTATAATTCATATTTGTTTCTAATGGAACATACTCTGCAGATTCTGAAATATATGAACCAGTTTCATTAGTTTTTGAAGATACTTTAAACGGATTGCTATAATTTATATTTGCATCATAGTTAGGATACTCTGAACTTTCTGAAATATGTGTCATATTATCAATAAATGTAGTGTAGTGTGCAGGTTCAAGTATAGGTTTTTTACCTATAATAATTTTATCTCTTTCCAATACAGTAGGTTCTATCATAATACCAACATTTGTATTTGAACGGGCGGGTACTAAATCTTTAATTTGTTTATATAATGAACTATCGTAATATTTTAATAATCTCAAATAATCCCAGAAGTTATTTGGTCCACTATATTTTTGCCAATATAGATTTCGAGCCTCTACAAGACCTGTATATTGTTCTTTATATTGGTCACGGGGATCACCTATGTACTGGTCAAAATCAAGGTCTGGCATAGACAATATAATATCTTCATCAATGGGTGCGGAAGGTGAAAAGTATATTCCAAGTTTATTGGAATCTATTGGAGCATTATCATAAGCAGGTGTTGTAATACTTTCACCAAATTTCAATACAGGATTACCAACTTCATCTATTCGAGTATCATCTTCAATTCTAATTTTTGTAGATGACCTACGAGATGGACCAAGATTTGGAACTTTCATCTTTGTTTCATCCACTACTGATGAAAAATGGTCTCCAAGTCCACTTGTATAATTATATGGTGATGCTGATGAAGTAAATGATTGGTCTGCACTTACATCTTGAAACCATTGATTTGTACTAACACTTAAATCTTTATCATCATCAAACGAATAACGAGTAATTAAATCTGTCCAAGATGCAGATGAATGATTACCATTAAACGATATTGGAGCCGCTACGTGATTATCAAATGCAGATTCGAGTAATGGTGCAGTCCAATTTCTATATTCCATCATAGAACCACTTAACGATTCTCCAAAATCTGCACTTTCTGGTCCACCTATTGTTATTGTATTTCCACCACCATTATATGAAGTATTATATGATTGTGAAACTGCCCCCAATGAACCACTCACCACCATAGTACTTGTGGATTCTAAATATATTTTACTTCTACCAGCATCATATTTTTTTGTATATAGTGTATAAACCACATCTTGACTTGCAGTATCTCCACTTAGATGAGTTCCAGAGGCGGATGTTCGAGTTAGCATAACAGAATAGAACTCTCCATCATAAACTGGTAGTGCAGATGACGTTAGTTCATTGTACCCAAGGTCACCATTCAATTTAAAATTAACATACCCATAGTTATCAGACGATCCATTATCTTTAAGTCCAATAGACCAATCAGTTCCTCGTCTAACTAATACTTGATTTGAACCAGTTACAGCCTTAAATCTAAATTCTACGGTATCTGGTCGTCTATTTGTTGCACCATCTCCTTGTGTAACTGCTTGCCAAGTATCATTTTGAACATAAGTGTTATTTGATGCTCCAAAAAAGTTTAATGCCTTTGTAAATTTTCGTGTTAAGAATGATTCAGCAGATTGACCGGTTAATTTTGGTCCACCATATTCTACTACTCGTAATATAGACGATGGAATACCATAACAACTAATCAACCCTTTAATAGCTCGTGATGTTCCTTTTGTTTTTAAAAAATATGGCATATTGTTTATTATACGACTCCATATTTCTCTGGATATATCCCTATCTGAAGTTCCACTAAACTGCCATGGATTTTCAGAACCAGTTTGTTCCATTCCTAAAATATATCGTGGTATGGAAACTAAATCCTTGCCATCATAAACTTCCCAACCAAGTGATTGTGCAACTGGTTTTAATAAATCTCTTGCAAGTCCAGTATCAACACCATCACGTCTATCATGAACATCAGTCATTGATTTAATAAATGCCCAAATATCATCAAAATAATGTCCAATCATATCTGTAAAATTTAAGAATACATCATTTTCACTATCGTCTTGAACAAATGTTGGAAGATTTACTCTCAATCTATTCATATTTTGTTTATCATATGCTGATGCAGATACTAATTGATTATCATACCAATTAACTGCTACGGATTGAGTTGTTCTGTAATTTACGTATGGGTCAGAATACGTTCCTGTTCCAGATAATTTTGGCCATGCATTGTCATGTTGAATTCCAATAGAACTACTTGAATATGATGAACTTTTATTATACATATACTTTTCAAATTTATCAAAAGTATTTATTGTTTCACGACGGTTCTTTTCCCACCAAGCAATTTGAGTTGTTGAACCACTAATTGTAGATAGTGCTGGATTATTTAATGATGATCCAGACAACGGAAGATATCCACTTCCACTTAAAGTTCCTGCAAGAGAAGAACTTCGATCCGAATACATCTCAATCAAATCTAATTTATATTTAAAATTACGAACTCGTTTTTCTGCAGAACCAAAATGTATAAAATTGTCAAATAAAGAATGATCTATGTTAATATCTACACTTAAACTTCCACTTAAAAGTTCATTTTCTAAACTTTCCTTTATAGAATCATCATTTGTAGTTAATGAAGAATAGCCTTTAAATTCTGTCTTTCCAATACCAATAGGACTATTAACATTTCCAGGTTCTGGAGTACGTAAAACTATATCACTTATTTCTTCTTCTATGAATGGTATAAGAGTACAAGTTTCTTCTATTGGTGGGATCATTTCCTTTACTACACTACAAAAATCTTGTTCCTTTATTTCAGATGATAATGGTTCATATAATTTATATACTGTAGAATGTGGGTACTCTGGATAAGTAACTGTATCTAATTTAAAGTTTGTTATTAGACTGAAATCATTATTTCCAAATTTTATAAGCTTACTTAAATCTTCTTGTGTATCTCTTGGAAAATTAATAAACCATTTTTCAAATCCAATTGGATTATCATCATTATTAAACTGCATATCATGCAATGAATATGAATCAAAATCATGTCCTACCTCATTTCCAAGTTCTTCATATGAATTTAATAAAGTAATTGTATTTCCAGATATTCCTGCTATATCACCCCTTAAAGTTCCAAATGTGGGTTCAACTGAATAAAGTGAAGATGTATAATCAACACTAAAACTTGTAAAATCATTCCAAGGACGAATGTTGGTAGAATTATTAGACACCGAACCATTTGGTGCTAAATTTTCATACGTATCTTTTAAAATAATAGTATTTTTATCTACTACCGTTTCAATCTCTGCAATTAAATCTTCTGTTATTGGAGTTCTATCTATTGTAGTTGTTTCTACAGTTCGTTGAATTTGAACATTCTCTACCCAAAGTATTCCTTCTGGACCATAATGACCATATACATATAATGTTGTTGGTTTTGTTAAATCCCAATCTCCTTCAACTGTTGCAGTATAACTTACCCGTTCCCATACATCTGTTTGTGAAATAGGAATATATCTTAAAAATTCTCTTTGTCCTGCAGATAAACTACCATCATCTAAAGTTGATGGGTGATCCCCCAACCAACTTCCCCAATATGGACCATCTACACTTTTTCTGTAATGGTGCAGTCCAACCATTGCACCTTTATTTGAAGTGTCAGATTTTTGATTCCAAGTTATTGTTATGTTATCACCTGGACTTATCCCCTGTGATGCTAATGCATGTGGTAATGTTTGAGATATGCCCAACCATCTATGTTCAAGAGTTGAAGGTTGATCATCATTTGTGTTGTGTCCGGTTTTAAATACTCCCTGATAACTTGCATGATTTGAAGCGTCAAATTGTGAATTCTTATCAATAAATTTCATTGATGCCCCACCGATCTGACCTTCACCGTTAACCCATTTTGCATGATATCCTAACCAACCACTATGCCATCTTGACCTATCGTATCGTCTTTCTTCAATTCCACCCCAATTGAAAGAATTAAATCCATCACTCCATCCGGACGGTTTTACTGCATCTGAATATAAAATTGGATCTGGAAATTGCCAAATCTTATCAGTAACAGAGAATTCTGGTGACCACTCCCACACCAATGTTTGATCATTAGATGTAGCAGTTGATCCTATCCAATTACAATCTTTTAATTTAGAATGTACTTTCTTTTGCCATGTACTCTTATCCCATGTTCCCTTAAATTCCCAATTTAAATTGGATGCGTTAGATGAATTACTTGAAATTTCCCACGGACCAGTAGATGTAATTACATCTGGAACATCTGACTGTGATGAATATCCTTCTCTAAAATAATCACTATATTCAACTCCACCATCACCTGTTTTATAAACTGATCCGTTGTACCACACTTTACCAATCCATGCTCCTGGACCATTATCGTTGTAAGTTTCCAATCTAAGTTCATCTATATTATCTGGAAGTATCCATTCTCTTGATTCCATCCAATTATCATGTGAACCTATTTCTGATTGAGTCCCATTTATTACAGAATATAATGTATAAGAATTATCACATTGCAATATAATTTTATTTTCAAATTCTGCACTATGCCATGGACTTTTTCTAAAACTTCCTGCTTCCTTTTCAATGTCCATTGCCACTGCATTTTTTATTGAGATATCATCTATGACTTTAAGTTCTGTACTTTCGGTAAATGTTTCATCTGTAACAAATGCATCTTTTATTATAATTATACCACTTCCTCTATCTCCACCACTTTCCATAAGAGAAGTAAATCCATCATCTTCGGAAGATATTTCGGCGTATAATTTATTGTCATCAATGAAGGAAATTAAACCAGTACTTGGAGTTTCTAACTCCTCCTGTCGTGGTGAATCCATATAAAGACTTGGTGTTCCAGAAACGCTCCCAGGTTCTACTTGAACGTCTGTAATATACCTAATTCCATTCTCTGTAGATTCAGTTTTTCCTAAAAACCATTTTATAGTACCATCTGAATTTTCTGGGATAGTTATAGTTTTATATTGTCTTTTCCATTCGTTCCCGTCTACAAGCTTTGTTTCTGAAGTTCCACTTGAAACTTCAACGGAAGATATATTGACTTCTACTCCCCCACTATCTACTTTACCCAAAAATAATGATCTATTTGATGGCCAATCACTATCCCAATGTACCCAACAACTTAATATATAAGTTTCATTTGAAATGCCATTAACTATAACTTCATAATTATTATCTGATCCATCAGATACAGTTTTTAGTGTCCACGCACTATTTCCAGGATTTGAAAATTTTACTATTGAATGGTTATCTGATACTGAACTCTTTTCAAGAATATCATCTCCATTAAAGAAATGCCCGTTTGATATTAAATTTTTAGAAATTGATATTGTTTCATTCTCTACAACTGGTGTGTATCTCGTAATAGTTTCATCACTCTCGTCTTTATCTATTACAAATGCATTTCTAATTTTAAGTGTTCCACCAATCATAGAATTATTTAACTGTATATCTTCGTCACTATGAATAGTTACCACCTTTCCACTCTCGTCAAAAGTTAAATAAGAATTTCCATTAACGATAGAATATGCTAAACAAGTATAACATATTAGTCCAAACTGTTCATTAAATTCTGGGTCATCTATTCCAGGATTTGGCCTTAATCTAATTTCAGTTCTTGATGGAGATATTTCTTGTACCCAAAACTTATCTTCTTGAATGAGAAGTTCTATAAAATCTCCATTTTCATCCTTTAAAGGATCATCAGAAGTACCTGCATATATTTTACCATTAGTGTCTACCCAATATGGATTATCTGACTGATAAATACTTCTATCACTTTTATAAACTAATACAAACTTATCACTTCCACCAAGTTCTCTTAAAAAATTATAAACAATTTTATAAGTTCCCCGTTCATAACCAAGACTTCTTACGTGGGCACCAACATCCAAAGTTGAAGGAAGTGGATATGGAAGTTTTCCAGACGCCATATAATTATCAGAAGTATCATATAAATGAAATTCTATAATATCTGCAGGTGAATCACCGAATGGTATTGGTTCATTCCCAACGTCTAATCCAGAAATACTTATTAAAGGAAGATTTTCAGGAGTTAATCTTGATAATTTTCCAGTTACATTATCTAATGTTAATTGTTTTTTCTTTGGCATTATAGTTCCGTAAATTCTCTATCTATTATTTTATTTAAATCTTCATTTTCATCATAATCAAAATATCCTTGTTCCCAAGTAATAGTATGATTCTCTGGATAACTACTACCATCAGTACCTTCCCCAGAAATAATTTTTTCAAATAAAATTATATTACCAGATTTAGAATCCCTTAAAATTCCATTTGTAGTATTACCAGAAGTTGTCCACCTTTGAATAATATCTGAATATTTAACCTCATCACGTTTCGCAATATCTTGATAAAATTCATTAACTTTTAATTCTTCTTTGTTATATGGCATTTTATCTCACCACTTTGAATGAATGTTTCTCATCAAAATATTGAATAGTTTCATCAGTAGTTCCACTTCCACTTACTATTTTATAGTTTATTCTGTAGAATCGTTCTGCTTGCAATCCATTCATCCATAAATTAAAATAGTTTCCAGTTGAATCACAACTAACTACTGACCCACTTCCAAATGGAACAATAACATCTTCTGTATATGCATCTTTTATTTGATAATATGTACTACCACTTGGAAGATATTTTACAGTGGTGTATCCAGTTGTATATTGATCTGATGAGTAACTTCTTTCTGGATACATTTCTCTTCCAACTACTCTAAATTTTACTTTCGAGTTTTCTTTATATTTTTCTCTAAATCCTCTCATATAAATTTGAACATCTTCTAAATCTGTACTTGAAAGTGCTGATAAGGAACCTGTTGTCCATTTTGAATCGTCCCAAACTACTTCTAACTTTGGTGGATATATAGTATGTGTTTCTCTGGAAAAGAAACTAAAATGACCATATTTTGTAGTATTCCCTTCTTCAACATTAGAATCAGTATTTCCAATACTACCACTTCTCTTTACCATAAATCCCTCATTTGGAATTGTACTGTGTAACCACTTCCAAACAATATCAGTTACATCCATTCTAACATCTGCTGGTTCATTTGTAAAAGATTGTGAGGCTTCATATCCACTTCCACTATACCAAGTTCCACCACTTCCAGAAACAGTATTCCATTGAGTTCTTGTGATCCCATTATCTTTCCATTTCCAACCTGCACCATCTTCAACTACTGGAAACAAATTATATCTACCAGATCCATTTACCCAAGATTGACTTACAGGATATACATATAATGTCTGGTCTACATTTAATGCAGAAGAATTAGCATCAAATAGATTCAAATAAAATTTTGTATTTGACCCAGAAGTAATTAATCCAGATGAAACTGATTTGGAAACATAAGTTAAATCAAATTGAACTAATGCACGAGAAACATAAATTACAGAACCATCATCATTCATATCTTTTCGTATTTCTAAAATTTCATCAAGTCCGGTATTCATACTTTGACCTTGTTCATAAAGTGTTGTGTCCTGTGTTGGAAAAATGAAGTGATGCATTATATATCTCCTAATACCCTTCCCCTAATATCTGTATCGGGAAATTTAATTTCAAAAATTGCAGGATCAACTGATGGATAAACTGTTCCATTAAATGTTGCACTTTGAATATCATAAATATTTTCTGAATATCCTGATGATGAACCCCACTTATTTTCCACTATAACTAATTCATTTCTGTTTTCGAGAGGTTTTACTACAGTTGCAACCCCTTCAACTTTCAACAATTCAGATGCCAATTGTGATAAAATAATTGGTTGATTGATTTGCCATTTATCTATTTGAAAATATGTTTTCAAAGAATCAACACATTTCAATAAAACTTCATTTTTGTTGAATCCCTTCTTAGTATAAATTGCAAACTGTATTCCTATGTTTATTACCCATGCATCTTTAAGTTGAACAGCATCAGTCATAATTCTATATTGACTAAGATATGTTTTTACATTCTCTTTTACTGCATCATTCACATTGACCAGTTTTTTATTATTATCATATCCTAAAATATACATATTTAATGCCAATGGATTAGATTGAAACGTAGGGTCTGCATCATTTTGTCCTGTTGCAGCAACTTGTTCGTCCTGTATCATATAAACCTTTGCTATATTGCCATATTTTGGTGGAAGTGAATATACACGAGTTATATAATCATCCTTTGTCACTGCCCTACCTTGTGCCTGAAAATATGCAAGTGCGTTAGTTCTTACATTTTCAATACTCTCGCCACTACTACCTCCTGTTGCCGGTTTGGGATTAGTAACTGCTACAGAGTTTTGAGCACTTGTCTGTAATGTAGAATCTAATGATAAAGAATTATCAAATTCAGAACTTATTAAAGTTATATTATTTATATCGTCTGATGCAACATTGTCACTTATCCCACCACCATAACTATATTTTATTGTTAAAGTAGTGTTAGTTGGAACTTGTCCATATGTATCGGTGTTTAAAAAGTTTGCTGGGTCAAAGGAAGTATCAAGAAAGCTTGGAGTTCCAGGAAGATTTGAACCGACATTGTTTGGGTTTGGTATAATTTCTTCATCTGCTCCTGATGCAACACCTGATCCAAATCTTAATTCAGTTTTACCATCAGTTCTAATATAAGTTTTAAATCTTTTAGAAGTCTTTATTAACTTTAACAGAAATGGGGCAAAATTTCTACCACTCACCAAATCAGGAGAATTCTTTGAAGTATTTTCAAAATCTGCATATACTGTGTCTTGTGCTAAAAACGGGACTTCATACCAAGTATTATTAGCACTATCCGTTACTGAAATAATTTCTAAAATTGGAGAGTTTTGTAAAACTATTCTTTTATATTTCTCAGCAGAACCAAATGTAATATATTCAGTAGTTACTGTTCCACTAACTGCTTTTGCAGATTTTTTAAATAACCATTTTGTTATATTACCATCATCATCAACTTCAAATATATCTTCCTGTCGTGGACTCATTGAACTTGAATCTCTAAAAACCACATCATCTACGGTTCTAAATACTGTTCCAGTTGTTGAAGTTGCTTGTAAGCCACTTGGTACAGAAAGACAATAATCTTCATTTGGTTGTCGTTTTTCATCAACTACATTATTTGGATCCGATGGAACTGTTTGGAATACATCAAGAGTTACTGTGGATGGTGATGATAAGTTTGGTTTATATCCATATCCTTGAACTATTTCATAAATTGTTTTCTTTTCTTCTGCAAACGATAATAAACTTTCTTTAAATTGTTCGTCAATATAATATGAAAGAACATCACCTACATATGAAGCCATTTCAATAAACATCATTCCTGGATCCGCTTCGTTAAAATCATTATATGTATTTGGAAAATATGTTTGAGCGTATTCTATAAGACCATCTCTAAAACTACTAAAGTCTTTATTTACATATTTTACGTCTCTGCCAAGTCCTTGTTTAGCCATTTAATTTCTCCATTAAGTATTTACTATTGAATCAAATTGATTAAAATCTACCGAAACATTTTCAGATTTATTTGGTTCAAAAGATATTCCAAAGTCAATAGATATATTTACAGTATTTCTATCATAATCTGGAAGTGATACATCAAGTTTTTTAATTGTTATATAAGGAAGCCATTGTTCCATGGCTCCTCTAATACCCTCTTCTATTTTATCATTTAAATTTTCATCCATTGGTTCAAATATAACTTCGTGTAAACGGGATCCAAATTCTGGTTGACCAAGACGTTCACCTTTAATAGTTTTCAACAAATTTACTATATTATGTTTTGCCTGTTCAAGAGTTGTATTTGTTTGACTAAAATGTCCGGTGTTAGAATATCCCAATGGTAATTGTAATCCTATTGACACATCTGGATTTAAATCTTTTTCTCGTGCTCCCACTTATATTCTCCAATTAATTATTTATTATTTCTTGGTCAACTATCAAACCATTTTTAACTATAATTCGTTTACGAATAAATATCTCATTTCCACCATCATCAACCGTTACATCGGATATTAAAAAATCTTCACTTAACCCAACACTACCATCTTTAGATTTATATTCATTGGATTGAATTTCTCCGTCTATCTTTATACCACGTAAACTAAAAACAATTCCTATTTTATTTAAGATTTTTTTAAACTTTAGTAACCCCTTTCCAAATTCTACATTTGCATTTGATATTGTTTTATGTTTTCTTAACATTCTTGATAAACTCTTCTTTTTAATTTTTGGATCTAACTGAACTTCTACAATATCAAGTTGTCCATTTTTATCCAAAAATAAATTTCCTGGTAATTTATTTTCTAAATAAGATTTATTATCAAGAGAATCTATTGGATCATCACCTGTCAAATAAGAATGTATTGCATCAGCCTCTTCCTGTGCCAGTTTTGAGTTTTCTCTTCTTATTCTACGTTTAGTTTCAGTATCTTGATCCTTAAAAATTCTATCATTTTTAATCTTTTCAAGTTTATATTTTAGAAACTGTTTATCTAATGCCATTATCTATCTCACTATGGACGGAAATGTTTACCACCCTTTTTTTCGTCTATTGCTTTCATTACTTTTGAGTAGTCTTTTGTTAGTGCATTTGTTACATGGTCTGGAACTTGTTCTACATTTACTCCAGCTTTCTTAATAGAATCAACGGCCGCAATATCTCGTTTTTTCTGTTTAGTTCCTTCTGTATCTATACCATAAGAACCTGCTAATAAATCATTCATTTTACTTGTGTCGTAAGTTCCACCACCCATAGTTGGATATTCTTCATTACCACCACCTTGGATACCACCAACAGTTTCATTTAAAATATTATTAAGAACTTCATTTTCTGTATAGTTAATTTTCTCTTTTTTCTTAACTTTATATTGCTCTCTACTTGGTAATTTGAAATCCTTCTCTGTTTTTGGTTTTGAAACTAATTCGGTGAGTGAAGATGATTTATCTTCCTTAATAAATATCTCGTTTACCTGTTTTTTCACTTCTTTACGAACTACAGTTTCAATTATTTTTATTAACTCTTGTTTTTTCATTTTATTATCTCCTTTATAAACCTCTTAAATAATCATTTAATTCTGGACTTGAAAAACATTTTTCAAGTTCTTCCATTTGTTTTGTTAATTCTTCAGATAATGCTGATGTATCTATATCATCAAAGTCTGTATCAGTATCCAAATCTGTCCAAGTTCCACCTGCATCTTCACAAGATTTCTTATCTAAATGTTCTGTTATAGAACAAAATCCAATTGATTCGTCTCCAACATCTAATTCAGTAGATGATAATTGATCATACATATCTTGTAACTCCTTTAATTCATCAGGATCAATCCAAGTTCCACCTTGTGCTTCACAATCTTCCTTATTATCTGGTGGTGGTTGTCCTGCTTCTACTGCACATTGTGCAAGTATACTCATTAATTGTGCCTGTAATATAGGAATAATCATTGTAAATCTACCTACGGCCTTTATTAAAGTAGCAACACACATATCAACTAATCCCATAATGTTTAATACTTTCATTAATGCTTCAACAATGGGTACAATAAATGGTGGTGTCCATTTTAAAATTTTTCTCACTAACTTAATAACCTTTTGTATAACCTTCACAATCTGAACTATTTGTTTGAGTACTGGCATTATTTTCATAAGTTCCGACATAATACTCAATAGTCTTGCAATAGTAGCTTTAACTGGTGGAGTACAAACATCTTCAGGATTTAGAGTAGCACGTGACATTATTTTATCAACTTCTGCATTTAACTTTCCTAATGCGTGATTGAGTTTCCCCACCATTTCTTGTATCTTGGCTGTAAATCCAGACAACATCCAGGCCTCTAAATCTGGAATTTCCATATTAGATAATTTTAATAGCCAATCCTTTTCGTCATCAGTTGGAACATTTACATTTCCAGAACCTACACAAAATCCTTTTGTATCATCGTCACCACTCTCTTCTCCTGACGTTGGAGGTGGACCTTCTATCGCTGTTGATTCCTTTTCAGTAGTATATGGTGCACATTTCACTATTCCATCTTCAAGAACACACCCAACGTGAAGTGTAGTTCCTATTGGAACACTTTCCCCTGTACCATATTTCATTAAATCATTTCCCGTATCTGGCCATATAACAATTGCACCTTGATCACCAGCAACTCCACAAACTTCTACGAACTGAAATGGCCATTCTTCCTTTCCATTAAAAATACCACTTCCTTCAATCAATTCACATCCAGGTATTATTAGTTCTCCTGGACCAATCTCCATTCTCTGTCTTGCTATAGAGTTACATCTTTCTGGCATTATTGTTGACCTCTCATATGACCTACTCTGACCGTTTTGCTTTTTGGTTCATCCATTCTTGTTTTTAATTCCGTCAAAGATGCCACCAATCCCATGGCTGATGGTAAAATATCTGATATTGGAACTACAAAATCTACAACCGATCCCTTTGCACCTTTTATTCCATTGGCAAAATCCATTAAATATGTAATCAATTTTTCAAAAAGTTCCATAGTTAAATCTCCACCGAGTGCTGGTTGATTTGCATAATAATCTCCCAATTTTACCTTACCTGTTGGTGGAACAACAACACCTATTTCCATATTTGCTGATATTCCAACACTACTATTAGATGAAAATATAATACCAGATTTTTCAGATTTTGCATTAAAAATAAGTCTATCTGAATTTATTATAATTTGTTTTCCTCCATCAACCTTTTTTGCTTCATGAGAATATATAGATACAAATTTTGAATTTATAGTAGACAATTGTAATCCAACTTTTTGATTAGTAGTCATCCAAATTGAAGATCCATCTAAATTTATATTTTCTCTAACTGGTTTATTACTTTCTATTGGAATTTCACCTTGACCTGCACGTATAATAACATTTGGGGATTGTGGTTCACCTGTATCTGGAACTAAATCACCATTTTCATCTATTAGTTCTTTTACATTACTTCCAAATTTAATAGATTGTCCAAATCTACCATTAAAAACAATATCACCTTCTTCTGCTTTAATTTGTCTTATATCTGAATTTCCTATAACAGGTAAATTATCTTTATATGTTTCTCCAGTAAACATATCATATAATTTACTTAATCCAGGAAATGAATTTAGATTTACAGAATTGTGCATATTTAATTTTTGAGTATAGTATAAATCTCCAAAATATTTTGCAACTATTACATATTCTCCAGGATGTGGATACTCTTTAATATTTGAATCGAGTGGGGCAATGAGAACAGTATCTTCCATTCCAGAATTACTAATTGACATTCTTGCACGTATCCAACCATATTTTGACCAATCTGCATTTAATCCATCACTTAATAATATTCCTCCATTAACCAAATCTTCTTTATCAAGAAAAACTTCCAAAACTTCTGCTGGTTCTAATTCATAAAATTCAGGGGAATCTTTTACATATCGTTTAATATCCCTAACGGTTGCTGGACCATCTGGTAAAACTATATGTTCATCATTTCTATTGATTTTATATGCCACTAATTTTCCTTAACTTTTGCAATATCACCTGAAATATCATCTGTCTTTTTTTGTATATCACCAACTACATCATCTATACTTTTTAATAGTTGTTCTTTTTCTTTATCAGATAATCCAAATTCTGATTCAGAGTTACTACCTTTTTGTTCAGCAGCAATTAATCTCTGAACTATTGTTGCTAATTTAACAAGTTGCTCATCATTTTTAACATTGATTTCCAAATATTCTTTTATCATTGGAACAATTTGTATTGCCATATCACCACTATTGATAAATGCGGCAAGCTCTTTCACCAATAATTCAAGTTGTGTTTTATTATGTTTAGCGTTGTCGTAAATATCCCTGAATAATGAAGATAGTGATTTACCCTCAAATAATTCGTAATCTTGACTCATGTTGATTTCCTCATGTTGTATTAAAAATAGATATTATAACTCATATATAAATATAAAATAACCTAAAAATTGACATTCTCTACTCTATATATATCAAAATAAGAAATAATGTATATATTATATTTATTTATGTCGGGGGATTAACCGACAACAGAAAACGGAAGTTAAAAATCCCTTTTTTGTTAAATGATAAGAATAATAAACGGGAGAAAACAATGAAGGAAGTCATATCATTAGTTAAAGGCTGGGTAGATGACATTGCTCATCTATTAATGTCTTTTGTCGCTATTGGTGCTGTTTCTGAAATAATATTCGGAACTGGTGTCTTTGGTGTAAATGTAATCGGTAACCTGACATCAATCATAAATAAATTTGGCGAATCCGGATTCGCTGGATTAGTCGCTTTATTGGTGCTTGTGGGTTTATTCCGTAAATAGCTATTATCGGATAATGAAAAGGGGGTCGAAAGACCCCTTTTTTTTGCTATATATTATTTAGTTTATAGAGGGGCAATAAAAAAGTGGACTTTCATCCACTTTCTTAATTTATGTTATGTGTATCGTAATGTAACACCCCAAAATGTTACAGTGTATTGTTTTGTTACTCTAATAATGACCCAGTATTTGAAGTGTCTATTTGACCAAATTTCTGAAATTCTTTTAGTAAATGTGCATTACATTTCTTCATTATATTTACAATTCTGGTAATATGTTGAGTTTTAGAACCTGTCATTTCTCTTACGAGAAGATAGAGTGCCTTTTTATTGAAATTCTCTATATTATCTCTACGGCGGAATATTTCTAATACAGCATCTGCTACAAGAATATCCTTTTGTCGTTTAAAAATGTTAGTGAGGTTATTTTCCCAGTACATAAGCATTTCTTCTACATATGCTTTATTGAATTCGTTTATCTTTTCAACTTCATTTTTATTTTTAATATTGTCACCATAATCAAGAACTTCCAATTTATTATGAATTTTATAATTTTTATAATTCTTATTATTATGAAGAATGAGATAATTTTTTGCAACAATACTAAAATAAGAAAATGCCTTTCCCTTCCCTTCTTTAAATTTATGCATATTCATTACAAGAAATGATACTACTTCATGTTTCACTTGTTCAGATGGAACATCAAAATAATAAAATTTAAAAGTGTGAATAACATTTTCTGCTAATTTATCAAATGGATATGCTATATGATCATTATAAATTTTATTTTTTAATGCAGCATCATCTGTTTTATTATATCTAATAATAGCCTGTTCTGTGTCTTGATTAAAATAATAATTTTTAGGTTGTTTCTTTTTCTTCTTTTGTGTGGTCTTACTCACTATCTATTTCTCCTGTCGTGAATGTATTAAGGTCTGTTATTATATCTTTTATTCCATCAAATATTGAACCTACTTCATCGTCTGCTTCAAAATGTCCGGTAGAATCTATTTGTTTTAATTCTGAATATACTGTATCTACTCTGGTAGTAAAATTTTCAATCCAAGTTTCAAGTATTTCAGATTTTTTTGTTAAATTCCAAATTATATATCCCTCTATGAGAATAAATAATCCTAAAACTATTTCTATAATCATGATTTGTCTCCAAATAATTCGTCAAATAAATCAGCATGTTTACTTTCCATAACTGGGTCTTTGTGTTCTTGTGGTTCTTTAGAAACACTTATATTTTTTATTTTTTCAACACTCTCACTTACCTTTTCACTAACTTTGCTCTCACCACGTTTCCATTCATCATATTCTACTAAAGATGCCATGTGGTCTGAAAAATGTAAAATAAATGGTAGATGACTTTTCAATGAACGTTTGGCATCAAACACTTTCATATAATGTGTATTTGCTTCGTCATATAAACCATCTGCCAATTTAATTCCAAGAGTTTCATTCAAACTAACTTTCACTCCAAAGTGTTGCAATAACCAAAGGGCTCTATCTGGAACTCTCATATTTTGCATTTCCGTATTATGAGTATAAACTTCTCCAAGAGTTTTTCGTCTCCAATCATTAGTTTGTGGAACATAATACTCATCAGTTAAATCACCCACTTTACCTAAATCATGGTGAAGTGCCGCAAATACCAATTCTTCATTAGTCCAAGTAATATCACCACCAAATTTTTCATATGTCTTTGACATTTCCTGTGCTGTTTCTACTACGTGAATTACATGATCTACATAACCACCTACATAACAATTATGGTATTCTTCTTTACTAGAAGCTGGTGCCATAATCATTCTATCTTCAAGGTCGTGATACATTTTTAGAAGGTTTACTTTTCGCTCACCATCAAATGTATCTTCTATAATCTGTAGTAACCTATCCCAATTTTCTTGTAGTTGTGTTTCTGTTAATTGTTTCATTTTGTAACCTCTTACTATTTTTTATAACTTTATCTGTCATTTAATTCATCCAATTCATTTTATAAAGTTGAACTCCTGTAAATTTATATGGTTTAACATTCTTTGATTCTAAAATATCAACTACATTAACCCATTTCTTATTCATTGTATCCCTAACTTGATATACACCGTCTTTATGATCTGTTCCACGGATTAAAATAAAATCACCATAATCAAATGGACCACCCCATCTTTTTAACAAATTACGAGAAAGTGCTACAAACTTATATTCACTCGCCTTACTTATTCTAATACGAGTTCCATCTGCAGTAATGTCGGGTGTTTTATCCGTTTGTGGATATACAGGTTGATACATTGTTACATCAACTTCTATACCGTATTTATAAAACTCTTTTAATTCATCTTGTAATTCAAAATTCTTTTCTAATACTTTATCTATTTCACCAGAATAAAATAGTTTGTTTGATTCTAATACGTTAATAGAAAAAAATCCATTTACTAATACCACCAATATAACAAATGCTATTGCGGTTGTTTTATTCATTAAATTCTCCCAATTTATTACACTTGATCTTACGACATTTTTTAGTAAAAGTCAAGCTTTATTTTTATAGAAAACGAAAATGGGTTCATATTTCCTATAACTACCATCCACTTTTACACAATTTTTAACATTTTCCGGATTCAATCCAGTCATAGTAGTCATTAGCATTTTTAATTTGCCCTTGTATTCACCACCTAATGATTCTATAATGTCTATACTATCGTCTTCTAATGGATGATATTTATTTGACCCTATCTTTATACTTGCTATATTCCATAATAAATATCTATCTTCTCTTAAACTATCAAATGCATTTGTCAAAGTAGGCTTAAGAAAATTATCTCTCCAATCTTCATAAGCTGGGTAAGCTCTGAATGACTGCTCACTATCATCACTATATTGTTCTCGGTCAAAGTATGGTGGACTGGTGAAAACTAAATCAAGAGTTCCCTTATACGATTGAAACTCTGGATTGTTCCCAATTACTTCTGATCCGTCCTGAAAAATGTGGTGTGTGTTTTTATGTTCTTCCCAAAATGCATTGGTTTCTAATATTTCATTATTGAAGAAATCTGCTACATATTCATAACGAGTAATGCCAAGTTCATCTATAAAATTATCTGTATTAGGGTCTGTTCCTATATAATGGATCTTCTTGTGTGATGACATTGCCCCAAGAATACGACCACCCCATCCACTTGATGGGTCATAAATGTTTAATGGTTCATCGTGGTCAATGTGGTCTGTATAATACTCATAAATCCACCTTGCTGTAAGTGCTGGGAAATTAACTGCTGGTTGGCCAAGTCCTAATCTAAATGCTTGAATGCCAGCTGGGAATATCTTTTGTCCTAACTCAAACTCTCTAATAAAATATGTATATTTTTCATCATCAAGTTTATCAAAAGACGGTAAATTAGTAATATGACTTTCATCTATTAAATCAACATTAAACAATTCTATAATTTCTTTTGAACTTAATGTTAAATGTATTGGATTCTTTTCTCTTAATTGTTGAACTATAAAAAAGTTTTTAGATTGGTTTTTCTGTATCCATCTTAATCCATCTGTTCCCTCAATACATTTAGACCAAGAATACATACTATCTCGTTTAAATGTTCTTCTAATTATTTTATGAAAACTATCTCTATATTTGTCTGTAAAATAATCATAGATAGAAGTGGCATTCTTTTTAGTCCCAATTTTAGTTTTCAACATAGTAGGAAAGAATTGATTAACTCCACTTGCGAATTTATTGTAATTTTGTATTACGTCAAATTTACCGGTATCTTCATCTTTTGTTAGAAATTGTTTTTTACCGTGGTGTAATGGATAATCTCTTAATTTACGAAAGTTCTTTTTTATCGTATCAGTATTTTGGCCGATAGTTGGAGGCACTCCCATAATGTCCCATTCATATATTACGAACTCTCGTAATTCATCTATCCATTTTGTAGTTTGATCATCGTCTTTCCATAAGAGCTCTTCAAAAGCTATATTAACCTCTGATTCTAATAGACGACTTCTTTCGTAGTAGTATTTTTTCATAACCATTTTATAGTGGACCCGGGGAGAATCGAACTCCCGTCCGGTATGTCTAAAACAACAAGTCATTTACAGCTTAGTCAATTTCCATTAGTAGTTATTGACAAACAACTATGTGGATTCCTTTTACACAGAACATATCCTGTAACTGACAGATTTGTTTATTCTCTAATCTATGAACGAGTTACGTTTAACTTATTTTATGCTCGGGTGTTAAACAACCCAAGAACCTACGCTGATGCGTATGTTGGTTGGTAATCTGAAGTAGGTTCAACGAAGTTGTCGAATCCCATTTCTGAATTAGCTAGATGCCAATCCACTACCAACCCGTCAAGCGAATTATCGCCATTTGAGTTTGTGAGTATTTTGTAACGAGACCTACTCAATCTCTGCTGCACTTTATTGTCAAATAACACCCGTCGAAACCAGTCGGGCCCTAATTTTACCATAAATCTTCTTCTTCTAAATCTTCATCTTTTCTGTATGCTTCGAGTGGATCATCATTTTCATATAATAAATCTTCAATCAATTCTTTAACTATTTCCCAATCCTTCTCTTCTATAGCATTTCGTAATATCTCTATTACCTTACCTATATCCATAAATATCTCCTGATTTGAGATAAATATAGTTTTTTTTATTTTTGTTGTTTTTTAAGCTCTATACTTTTTCTGTATTTCACCTAACCACTGGTTAAATGATAAATCTGAAAATGATGTTTTTTCTGTTCCATCTGTATAACTATTATTTTGAGTAAAAGTTTTACTATAATCGAAATTACTTGACCTAACTAATACTAAAAATGTCCACAATCCAAGTGCTTGTAACCAAGTTATTTCTGGTAATCCAAATATAACTGGCATTAACCAATTCCACATTAACCAAAATGGTAAACTGACTATTGCACAGAATGTAAATACTCCACTAAAAATAACAATAGATTCCATTAAATACGATATAATTTTATTCATTTTTTCCTAATTCATTAAGTGTGGTGACGCTTCAATTTTTCCAGCGTTTGTTACTTGAATAAATTCACATTTGATTTGAAATTCTTCTATGTTATTTGCCCCCACATAAGACATAGAAGAACGTAATCCATCAGAAATATCATTAAGTATTCTCTTGGTTTTACCTTTATATTCTACTCTAAAACTATAACCCTCTATGTTTTTCTTATCATCTCTTTTTATCTTACTTTCGTGTGATGCTGACCCAGCATATCTTTTATATAATCTTTCGTTTGGCCAGAATCCGTCTTTGTGAATTTCTCCAGGAGTTTCTTTTGTACCCGATAACAACGATCCCAACATAACACTATCAGAGCCAATGCCAATAGATTTACAAATATCAGCAACATACCTAATCCCACCGTCAGCAATAACGGGAACGTCATAATCATCAGCAGCAATGCAACAATCTTGAATGGAAGTGATATTAGGAACTCCAACGCCCGTTTGAATTCTGGTGGAACAGCTGCTCCCTCCCCCAATTCCACATCGCAATCCATCCGCTCCCCATTCACATAAATCTCTTGTTGCTTCTTTTGTTGCAATACTGCCCCCGATGATTTCAACATTGTGTCCAAGTCCATTTTTTAATCTCCTAAATGCATCTTTTACTAATTTATGGTGACCATGTGCTACATCAATGAGTAACACATTACATCCATTATTTACTAATTCTTGGGCTCGTTCTAAATAATCTCCTGTAACTCCTATTGCAGCACACAATGGTTTCTTTAGCCACTGTTTATTCATCTTTATCATTTCATCTGTAAATGATAATTCATCTTTTAGATCATCCCAATCATCTTTATCTGGTGGATTATTAATACTATAACTATTTCTCCACCGTTCCCAAGTATCTTCTAATGTTCTATCCATTCCACCTATCTTGAAAAAACTTTCCCATTCTCTATAAAGTCGTTTCATCATAAGTGATTGTTCTTCTATTGTATTAAATCTATGTATTACTCCAACACCTCCCCACTCCATCATTTCTTTTGCCATTTCATATTCTGTTACAGTGTCCATTGGTGATGAAACTATTGGAATAGTTATTTCAGTATTTTTTGTAAACTTTGTCGTGATATTTATATTATTTCTGGATAGAATATCACTGTAAGCTGGGATGAGATTTATATCATCATATGTTAATGCTTTTCTCAATCTAAAAACCTTCCTGTAAATTTTCTGTTAAAGAAATATAAACAGGTTGATGCAAATACATCATCAAACGAAGTTGCTTCTGGCCAATTATAGTTCCAAATTACTATGAATATGAACCAAGGCATCATTAGTAAAAGTTGTTTATAACATTTTTTCATTTCCATTTTCCCGTTCTTCTATTATATTTTGGTTTACTTTTAATACCAAAAAACCCATCTATAAATTTAGAATCAAAAAATAGTAATATTATTATTAATCCTAATCCAGATAAAATTATTTTTGTAAAAATATCTAACATTAAAATCCGGTACTTTTCTTTCCACGAAACTCCTTTTCATAATTTTCAGAGTGTTCTTGTTTAGCTCTCATAGTATTTATTCGTTTAATAGTTTCATCATAATCTAAATCAAATACTTCTACTGCTATAATCAACTCTTTAAGGTGTGCAAGAGTCCAAGCGTCTGTTTCTTTTGCCCAACCTTTAATTTGTGGTTTGGATAATGATTTTGATTTCTTTGTTAAATAAAGTATTCTATCGTTATATGATGGAACACCAACATAAGAAACTCTGTCAAAACGAGATGGCCTGTTAATTATTCTATCGGGTAAATCTTCTGGATAGTTAGTTGTGGCTATTACTATTGTATTAGAATGTTGAATAGACCCATCCAAAAACTCTAATACTGCTTGCTCTTCGTGTCTATCTTTAATCAAACTATCAATATCTTCCATTACTACCAATACTTTTCTATTTGGTTCTATATTTTTGAATGAGCTAAGTGCTCCCATTAGATTATAATTGAATACAAATACAATGTTTCCTTGTGCTATGAAATCCTTGATGATAAATGAAACAGTACAGGTTTTACCGCCGCCTGGAGGTCCCCAAAGTAAAAACCCTCGTTTGTGTGGTTCTCCACGATCTAAATATCTACCTTTCATTTTCCAAAAAATTTCAAATTCATCTATAACTGTATCTGCAATTGAATCTGGAAATCGTATTAGTTCAGACATATCTAAATGTTCTTTACTGAAAAAAGTTCCGTATTGATCTTCACTTGCTTTATACAATCCAGGTGGTAATGTTTCAATAGTTTTACTTGAAGGTCTATAATTAGAACCATGTTCTATATTATATTGACAGAAATACCGTTCTCGTAGTTTTGCTGCTTCATATTCTCCTACAGGCATTTCTTCATCATAAACAGTATCAAAATCTAATGCTATATTTGGAACATCACGAGATGATCTAACTGTTTCTAATACTTTTTCTAATCCTTTTCTTGCCATTTTTTACTTCTCCATTTTTTAAATTAAATTCTTTAATAAATATATCAATCCATACCAAAACACAAAAGAAAATGTTGGCACAAGAATTAACCATACGAATACGTTTAACCAATCTATTTTAATTTTCATCTTTTTCTTCTTTCAAAAACAACAAAAATAAAAGTTGTAACTCACCTTCGGTTTTCCAAGTTTTATAATCTTCTGTAAGGTTGAATATATTTACTCCATTAAAATCTTCAGTTGACATTAAAACTGGGTCATACGAAGTTCCAAAATTATATGTGTAATAATGACTTGGAGCATCTTCACCACTCTCTTCCATTGAGACATCAGTCCGTTTAAACTCACAATCTATGAAAGTTTGTTCTGTTATTGGAGTTTCATCGAGCCACGGCATTAGTTCTGTAATATCAACTGTTTTCATTTTATTCT